AGTGGGATCAAACGTTCGCCGGTGATGCAGCCCTGACCTCAGCGATGCTGGACCGTATCTTACACCACTCACATGTCGTTCAAATCAAAGGAGAAAGCTATCGACTCAGACAGAAACGAAAGGCCGGGGTTATAGCAGAAGCTAATCCTGAGTAAAACGGTGGATCAATATTGGGCCGTTGGTGGAGATATAAGTGGATCACTTTTCATCCGTCGTTGACAATTTGTAAGCAACGACAAGTATTGATCACGTAAAGCTCGTGCCTTCGCAAGTGTAAGGTGAGGATAGGTTCCTAAGCTCACCTTAGTTCGCTTTTTGGTCACAGGCACTGCATATCTGAAATACCAATTTTTCTTCCCTCCCTTCGCCAGGGGAGCGATTCGCAACAGCAAACCATCGCCGTCAAAAAGGTTAACCTCTTTTTCGGCAGGTTTGGTGCTTTTGATTTCAGTGTCAGTGAGCTTCTTAGCGATTTTGGCCATGTTTGGGACCCTCGATTTTAGGACCCATCTTCGTGGGTCCCATTCAGGGTGCCATAACTCGTAGTTCTCAGCAATTCTCACTAGACTACAATAGACGTAAAAAAGCCCGCAGAGCTTGTGCTGTGCGGGCTTAGTAGACTTTACTGAACTTCAGTACATCAATATTTGGTGGAGCTGGCGGGAGTTGAACCCGCGTCCGAAATTCCTACATACCATTTTAACTGTATTAAAAACAGTAAGTTATGTTTAAAAACAATATGTTAATGTTATTTGGTGTTTGTCCGTTTTATGCTTTTTTAGTGCTCTGCCGCCATAATGCCGCCATAAATTATACTTGTACTGGCATTGGTAGACGCGCAATCCTGGAGGGTTGATAAGCTGTAGAAATCAAGAACTGAGAATACCTGAACCAATCTTGAAGAATTCCTTCGCCATAGATGAGGATTTTGTCTTCTAACGGGAAATATAAATTTACCTCTTCGTTTCTACATGTATCTAGGAAGGCGTATGTAATTTCCTCCAGAGCCTGCAGAGACTGGTACATAGTTCCAAAGTCATAAAATGGCGAATAGATTTGATACTTATCAAATTTATCATTCAAAATGAATGATTTTTGGGTGTGATACCCCCCTAAACAAAGATGCTTGCAAGTCTTTTCATAAATATTCATTATTCCAAAGAAAATTCTCATCTTTGAAGCACAAAGTTCTTGGTCAGGATTTAGCTGTACATCGCTCTCTGATAGTTGCTTCAGTCTGCCATTGATTTCAACCCAACATTTATGCAGTTCTATGATAAAACTATCACTGATGTTTAAGTATTGAGAGTCATCTGGTGAAGATAAGGGATAGGCTTTTCTGTAAAGTTCTTGCGGGTGTTTGATGAAATGTTGATATACAGCTTCTTTATGAGTTTCTTCAATGGGATAGTAACTGCTGATTTTCTTTGACTCAATCTTTTTATATAAATCAAGATGGAACTTCATATGATTGTAATATAAGTCTACTCTGTTTTTTCTCTCTGCTTCTGAGATTTGTTTTTCAGTTTGTTTGGTCCGGTGTAGGTTATTAACGATTGAGACTAAAGGTACTGCAGATGCAAGAATTAGCAGTGGTAATTTTGATATGTCGAGAAATCGCTGATAGCCGTGGCTTGTAAGGCTAAATGAGTTTAATTTGTTTATCCAGACAAATGAGCCTAAATAAAGACATGTGAATAAGGGTATCGCTATTGCAGCCCAGAATAGTGGTTGTTGAAATAAGCTTCTATGATTAAGTTCGTAAAGTCGATACTTAATAAAAGAAAATAGACACAAAAATAAAAGGGAAAAATAAATAAGAGTAAAAATGCTTTTTTCCATTTTTATATTTCCAACATAGTAAGTGGGTTTTTTGTCACCGCATCTTCAAGATGATTAGGGGCAAAGTGAGCGTAAATCATCGTCATTTTTATATCGGCATGGCCCAGAATATCTCTTAATACAAGTATGTTTCCGCCATTCATCATAAAATAACTGGCGAACGTATGACGAAGCACGTGGGTGCATTGTCCATCAGGCAGCTCGATACCAGCCCGTTTTACTGCTCGTTCAAAGGATTTTCTACAAGGTGTGAATAACTTGCCTCTGTTCTTAGGGAGTTCGTCATACAGATTCTGGGATATCGGTACTGTGCGGTTTTTTTTGCCTTTGGTCTTGGTATAGGTGATCCGGTACTTTGATAACTGGTGGCCCTGCAGGTTTTCGGCTTCACTCCATCGCGCGCCGGTGGCAAGGCATATTTTTGCAATCATCAGCAGGCTGGGGCTTTGGGAATCAGCGCAGGCATCCAGCAGGCGCTTAATTTCTTCCGGTGCTAGGAACGCCAACTCACCCTCTGCGATCTTGAATGTTGGTAGCCCGGCGAGTGGGTTTGGTGCTGACCAGTGGCCTAGCTTCTTCAGTGTGCCAAAAACTGATGATAGGTTGCGTTGTTCAAGGTTTACAGTACGGGGCTTAACTGGCGACATAAGAGCGCCATTTTCATTTTTTACTTCACCTTTTAGCCGAGCTTCCCGGTATTTTGTAAAATCGCCAGCAGTTAACTCTGAGGCGATGGGGTCTCCAAGGCCATTACAAATAATGTTAAGTTTCGCCATCAGGCGTTTGGGATCAGCAAGTGTCTGTCCGTAGAGTGAATGCCACTGCTCAATCACTTCTGATAAGCGCCGCCGATCTTCCTTCTCACCAAGCCATGGCTTTTTGTTTACTTCATCCATGGTGAAGTTTTCGAATGCTATGGCCTCGCCTTTCGTCGCAAATTGCTTGCGCACGCGTTTGCCGTCGCGCCCGTTCGGGTAGCACTCACACAACCATTTTCCGTTCGGCTGTTTTCTGATCGTCATATCACAGACTCTTAATTACTTTTATAGCACGGCCTACTACCTCGATATCATCAAGGCTGCACTCAAAAGATGACTCACCCTGCTGGACAATTAAGCGATTGCCGGGGATGCGCGCAAGTTTAGCTATCGTTTTTATTCCATCAATATCAACGAGCCATACGCCATTTACTGGTGGAGTACCGCTACGGTCAATGAGGTAAGAGCCATCATCTGTATGGATGAGCCACGGGTTTGTCATGTTGTGGGGGATTAGACTGTTATCCAATATCACTTTGCCTTGGTCCACTAAAGCGCCACCATCTAATGTGGCCTTATCAATTTCAGGCGCTACAACCTCGGATAACGGTTTGATGTAGGTCTGGTTCACAAAACCAAAACTATTTTCCTGCGCGTTATTATCATTTTTATCCCCTTGCCCAGTCGTTAACCAAAGCAGTGAAACCCCAGTTTCAAGGGCGCACTGTATAACCCATTCAGCTGGGAAACTGTCTCTTAAGTATCTGTTTGCCATAGTGCTTTTTGAAACGGAAAGATGGTCACACAACTGCTGTCGAGAGTTGAAGTTATAAGCCTTAATCAGCCTATTGATAGCTTCACGCCCTCCGCTGTCATTACCTACCTTGATGGATCTCATAAGCAAAACTCTTGACGTATATAAAATGTGATCTTAGTATTCATTCAAGGTTTGAAAAACAAACCCCAACCCTATAAAACGAGATAAATCGAAACAAAACTAAGAGATACTGCACTATGAGCACTGATATTTCAATTCGTGTACCAAAAGAGATGGCTACGCCTGCAGAGTTCGCTGAATGGGAAGGTATCTCCCGTGGCTCTGTTTACCAGAAAATTCACCATGGTCATCTTGCTAAGTACATGGTCAAAAAAGAAAAAAACAAAGGTCGCGTAAGCCTGCGTTACCTGATGTACAAAACCGACCAGGTTCGTGAATCCCTCGGTCATTCCAACTTTCGCGTCATTGTTGGTCAGTAAGTTCAATTATGAGAACTTTTTGAGAGGGGCGCATGTTTGATTATAAGATTTCCAAACATCCACACTTTGACGAAGCCTGCCGGGCTTTCGCGCTGCGTCACAACATGGCGAAGCTGGCAGAACGCGCAGGAATGAATGTCCAGACGCTGCGCAATAAGCTGACCCCGGAGCAACCGCATCAACTTACGCCGCCGGAGATCTGGCTGCTGACTGATATCACAGAAGACTCAACGCTGGTTGACGGTTTTCTGGCTCAAATCCATTGCCTGCCGTGTGTGCCATTGAATGAAGTGGCAAAAGAGAACCTGCCGCATTACGTCATGAGTGCAACTGCGGAAATTGGGCGAGTAGCTGCAGGCGCAGTATCCGGTGATGTAAAAACCAGTGCGGGCCGCCGCGATGTTATCAACAGCATCAACTCTGTCACGCGCCTGATGGCACTCACCGCAGTTTCATTACATGCGCGTTTGCAGGCGAATCCGGCGATGGCAAGCGCAGTAGATACCGTGACGGGCCTCGGCGCTTCGTTCGGTCTGATCTGAGGTGGTTATGCTGACTAAAGAACCATCTTTTGCATCACTGCTTGTTAAGCAAAGCCCTGCAATGCACTGCGGTCATGGCTGGATTATGGGGAAGGATGGCAAGCGCTGGCATCCGTGCCGCTCTCAGGATGCGTTGCTGGCTGAGCTGTCCACTAAAAAGCAGGGGAAACCATGGCTATTGAAGGCGATGCTGCGACTGTTCCGCTAAGCGCTGGCCTCCGCCTTAATGGGTTAAACCACATCGCGGAATTAAGGGCGAAAGTGTTTGGCTTAAATATTGATTCAGAACTGGAGCGCTTTATTAGCGATATGCGGGACCAACGGGATATTAACCATGAGCAGAATAAACGCGCACTAGCCGCAATATTCTTTATGGCAAAGATTCCGGCGGAACGTCATAGCGTCAATGTTAGTGAGCTGACGACTGACGAAAAGCGGGAGCTGATTAAAGCAATGAACCATTTCCGTACAGTGGTGAGTTTATTTCCAAATCGGCTAGCCATGCCGAATTAACCCACAACCGAAATTAAAGGCGTAACCCCGCCGGGCTTCTTATTGCCCAAATTCAGGAGAAACAACAATGCGAAATATTGAAACCCGAATCACCAAAACAGGACCAGATGATGCTGGCCTTAACCAGATGCTGACTGATGCGCGCATGGAAGAACGCCGTGCACGTGCTGCGGCAATGGCAGCCCGTCTTGATAGCCTGGCTTGCCATATCTCGTCACGCCAGCTTAATCACGTTGAAGCGGCAGAGCTGCTGCGTATTGCGGCTGAAAACATTCAGAACGAAGCGCAGGAGATCCACTGATGGCTGATTCAATGGACCTTGTACAGCAGCGCGTTGAAGAAGAACGTCAGCGCCACATCCACACCGCCCGCAATAGAACGCCGGGCGTTTCCCGTGTGCTTTGCATTGATTGTGATGCACCGATCCCGCCAGCACGCCGCCGTGCTATTCCGGGTGTGCAGTGCTGTGTCACTTGTCAGGAAATCGCAGAGCTGAAAGGCAAACACTATAACGGAGGTGCAGTATGACTATGCGCATCCATCAGATAAAAATTGCACCTAAGTATTTTAATGCCGTAGTCGCTGGCAGCAAAAAGGCAGAGCTTCGCAAAGATGATCGCGGCTACAAAGTAGGTGATGTCCTTTCTCTCTGCGAATGGAAACACGGTTCATATACTGGTCGGGAATGGGCCGCTGTTATTACCCACACTTTGCCGATTAATGAAGTTGTGGCAGTGGAAGGGCAATGGGTAATTCTTTCTATTCGCTCATTAACGCCGCTTGAGGCTCTCTCCTATGTCATTTCAGGGGGAGCTATATGACCACTATCCTGAAATGGGCGGGAAATAAAACCGCTATCATGCCGGAATTGATTAAGCACCTTCCTGCTGGCTCGCGGCTGGTTGAACCTTTCGCGGGTTCCTGTGCTGTGATGATGGCGACAGACTATCCTCATTATCTTGTCGCGGATATTAATCCAGATCTTATCAATCTCTATAAAAAAATCGCCCTTGATTGTGAGGCTTTCATATCACGCACGAAAAGTATTTTTGCGATAGCGAATAGAGAAGTTGCTTATTACAACATTAGGCATGAGTTTAATCATTCCTCTGAAATTACTGATTTCATGAAAGCAGTATATTTCCTATATCTCAATCGCCATGGTTATCGTGGGCTGTGCCGCTACAACTTGAGCGGTCATTTTAATGTTCCTTATGGTAATTATAAAAATCCGTATTTTCCTGAAAATGAAATACGCGCTTTTGCTGAAAAGACTCAACGCGCAACGTTTATCTGTGCCAGCTATGACGAAACACTAGCACTGCTGAGGGGGGGGGATGTTGTTTATTGTGATCCACCATACGATGGCACATTTAGTGGTTATCACACTGCCGGTTTTACAGATGACGATCAGTATCATCTGGCGTCTATTCTTGAGCGCCGGTCATTAGAAGGTCATCCAGTTATCGTGTCCAACAGCGACACATCCCTGACCCGTTCGCTTTATCGTAGCTTTACCCGCCATCGTATCACTGCAAAACGCAGCATGGGCGTAGCAGCCGGTGAAAGTAAATCTGCAGCAGAAATTATCGCCACAAAATCAGTTGGCTGGGTTGGTGTTGATTATGCCAGAGGTCCAGACCGTACCGTTGAGGTACGCGTATGAATGCCATCGATCCGCGCTGCTTCGCTGCCAGCACTATCAACACCATCAGTATTTCAGGTGGCAAAGATAGTCTTGCACAATGGCTAAGAGCTATTGAAAACGATGTTCCGCATATTTCTGTCTTTGCTGATACGGGCCATGAACACCCCCAGACGATGGAATATCTGGATTATCTGGAGTCAAAGCTGGGGAAGATTATCCGCGTTAAAGCCGATTTCACGCGCCGGATAGAAGGGAAACGTAAATTCATTGCTGAGAAGTGGCCCGTTTCTCTGGTTCAGGAATGCGGTATGTCGCCGGATGAAGCAGCAGAACGCATTCATCGGGCACTGGAAATCCTTAAACCAACTGGCAACCCATTTCTTGATTTGTGCATGTGGAAAGGTCGCTTCCCTTCAACCAAGGTCCGTTTCTGCACGTTTGAGCTGAAACATGAGCCAGTGCGGACGCAGGTGATTGTCCCGGCTCTGGAAGAGTACGACGAGGTAATCAGTTGGCAGGGCGTCCGTGGGCAGGAATCACCGGAGCGTGCTTTGCTGCCTGAGTGGGAGGAAGACGCTGACGATACACCGGGCCTTCATGTTTATCGTCCGATCCTCAACTGGCTGCATGAAGATGTGTTCGCCCTTGCCAGACGCCATGGCATTAAGCCTAACCCACTTTATCTGCAGGGCTGCAGCCGTGTCGGGTGTATGCCATGTATTCACGCCCGCAAGTCCGAGCTTGCAGAAATTTTCCAGCGCTGGCCTGACGAAATCCGCCGTGTGGCTGAATGGGAGAGGATGGTTGCGGAATGTTCACGGCGTGGCAATTCAACATTCTTCCCGTCCACGCATGACCCGCGCCGTGCTGAAAAACGTATTGAAGTCATTACCGTTGATGCTTATGGCATTGAGTCTTATCGCGACTGGGCCTTAACCACTCGTGGCGGTGTGCAGTTCGACCTGCTTGCAGGCATGAATGATAAGGCGGTGTGCAGCAGTGTTTATGCGGGAGTCTGCGAGTGACGGAAATCAGTACAGGCCGTCTTGCAGCCACGTTTGTAACTGAAAATCCCGGTAGCGTTGAGAATGTTGCCGGGCCTTATTCGTGGAATTTGCCCAAACAAGCGGTTAACCCGTATCTGGACCCGGCGGAAGTTGCGCCGGAGTCTGCGCTTTCAAACCTCATCACTCTGTACGCTGCGGATAACGAGCGGGAGCATCTGCGCCGTGAGGCGCTGAGTGATAAGGTTTGGGAACGTTATTTCTTCAATGAATCCCGCGATCCTGTCCAGCGTGAAATGGAGCAGGATCGGCTGATTAGCCATGCCAAAATGGCCCGCGAACAGCAGCGCGTTAATCCCGATTTGGTGATTATTGCCGATGTAAGCGCCATGCCTGCCCATATCAGCAAGCCTCTGCTGGAGCGAATTAAATACTTCCATAGCCTGGGCAGGGCTAAAGCTTATTCCCGCTATCTGCGCGAAACAATCAGACCGTGTCTTGAGCGGCTGGAACGCGTGCGTGACAGCCAGGTGTCTGCGTCTTTCCGGTTCATGGCGAGCCAGGACGGCCTGGAGGGGCTGCTGGTACTGCCTGAAATGAATCAGGAGCAGGTCAAACGTCTGTCCACGCTGGTTGCGGCACATATGAGCATGTGTCTTGATGCGGCCTGCGGTGATCTGTTTGTCAGTGACGATGTTAAACCAGAAGAAATCCGCCAGTCATGGGAAAGGGTTGCTGCAGAAGCCATGCGCCTTGAGGTCATCCCGCCTGCCTTTGAGAAGTTGCGCCGCAAAAAGCGTCGCCGCAAGCTAGTGCCTTATGAACTGATCCCACCATCGCTGGCGCGCATGCTGTGTGCGGACTGGTGGTATCGCAAATTGTGGCAGATGCGCTGTGAGTGGCGGGAGGAGCAACTGCGCGCCGTCTGCCTGGTCAACAAGAAAGCGTCCCCGTATGTCAGCTATGAAGCTGTGATCCACAAACGCGAGCAGCGCCGCAAATCGCTGGAGTTCTTCCGCTCGCATGAGCTGGTCAACGAAGACGGTGACACGCTGGACATGGAAGATGTGGTGAACGCCAGCAACAGCAACCCGGCGCACCGCCGTAATGAAATGATGGCCTGTGTTAAAGGGCTGGAACTGATCGCGGAAATGCGCGGAGACTGCGCGGTGTTTTATACCATCACCTGCCCGTCACGCTTCCACGCAACCCTCAACAACGGCAGACCTAATCCGAAGTGGACCAGTGCCACTGTCCGGCAGAGCAGTGACTACCTGGTTGATACGTTCGCCGCTTTCCGCAAGGCCATGCACAAGGCCGGGCTGCGCTGGTATGGCGTTCGCGTTGCAGAGCCGCACCATGACGGCACCGTGCACTGGCATCTTCTGTGCTTCATGCGCAAAAAAGACCGCCGTTCCATCACCGCACTGCTGCGTAAGTTTGCCATCCGTGAAGACCGCGAGGAGCTGGGTACCAATACCGGGCCGCGCTTCAAGTCTGAGCTAATCAACCCGCGCAAGGGCACGCCGACCAGCTACATCGCCAAATACATCAGTAAGAACATCGACGGGCGCGGGCTGGCTAAAGAAATCAGTAAAGAAACCGGCAGATCACTGCGTGACAGCGCCGAGCATGTCAGCACCTGGGCGTCACTGCACCGTGTCCAGCAATTTCGTTTCTTTGGTATTCCGGGGCGCCAGGCATACCGCGAGCTGCGCTTGCTGGCTGGTCAGGCGGCGAGAGTACAGGGCGAACGCAAAGCGGGTGCGCCTGTACTGGATAATCCACGTCTGGATGCGGTACTGGCGGCTGCAGATGCGGGTTGCTTTGCCACCTACATCATGAAGCAGGGCGGTGTACTGGTTCCCCGCAAACATCACCTTGTCCGCACTGCTTATGAGCTTAACGACGAACCGAGCGCCTACGGCGATCACGGTATCCGTATCTATGGCATCTGGTCCCCGATTGCAGAGGGCAAGATTTGCACGCATGCGATGAAGTGGAAAAAGGTTCGTAAGGCCGTTGATATTCAGGAGGCGGCAGCCGACCAGGGCGCTTGCGCCCCTTGGACTCGTGGCAATAACTGTCCCCCTGTTGAAAAATTGAACCATACAGGGGGAGATCTGCCCGATATTAAAACCATGAATGAGCAGGAACTGCAGGATTACCTATACAATATGGGCCAGAAGGAACGCCGGGAGCTGACAGCCAGGTTGAGACTGGTAAAACCGAAGCGGAAAAAAGCCTACAAACAGAGTATTTCGGAGCAGCAGCGTCTGCAGCTTGAAGCGGAATTGACTGCCAGAGGGTTTGAAGGTAGTGCATCGGAGATTGATTTGCTTCTGCGTGGTGGCAGCATTCCATCCGGGGCCGGTTTACGTATTTTTTACCGTAACCAGCGGCTGCAGGAAGATGACAAATGGCGTCAGTGGTACTAAGACTGCTGTTTAACATTTCGTGCTTTATTGACTGGTGTCAGTGTATCCAATTAACTGACAAAAAACAGTTTTACATTTTTTTGTTCCTATTATACTGTTCATATAAACAGTGGGTATATATACAGTTGTTGTGTATCCGTGTAATGATAGGAGGGAAGATGCAGGACTATCTTTTGGAGTCATTGAAGCTCCAGCGTATTGATTTTTTTATCAAGCTTGTAGCGGCTAGTGAGTGCAGCGATGAAGAAAAGCGGCTGGCTATCCAGTGGGTGTCTGAACTGACTGACGAGTTGATGGCGAAAATTCGCAGCCATGAATACAGCCGGTCAATGGACGTTACCAGTTAAAGGGAATCTGTATGCGCATTGAAATAATGATCGATAAAGAGCTGAAGATTAGCCAGGTCACACTGGAAGCCCTTGAATCCGAGCTTTACCGTAATTTGCGCCCTCTGTATCCCAAAACAGCAATTCGTATCCGTAAGGGCAGCGCCAATGGTGTTGAACTGAGCGGGTTAAAACTGGATGAAGACAAAAAGCGAGTGATGGAAATCATGCAGCAGGTCTGGGAGGACGACAGCTGGTTACATTAGGGAACGTTGCGGACGATAAAACTGGTTTTTACCGTTCGCAAGGTTGAGCAACGAGCCGTGCGAGGCGTTAGTTATGGATAAATTGGTTGCAGGGTGATATGTAAATAGGTTAATACGTAGCACTCTTCGAATAGTTTCGTATTTTTGTTGTCCTATAATTATAAGATGACAGCCTCCATGCACCACAATCCGTGGCGTTTGAGGCATAAGGAGGAAAATATGTCTGAACTTCTGCGCAAAGTTCTCTCTGCACCGGGTAAGATTATGCAGGATGTTATCCGTCAGGATGTGCAACAGTCTGATAATAGTAAAATTATCACAGATGCTAATGGTGCGGCGACCTTAAACATGAACAATAAGCAGGTACGTGAATCAATGCGTGCCAGAATGGAAGAATTGGCTGCAAAACGACAAGGATGAGGAATGGGACCCTTAGTTATCATGGTCGTCCTGGTTTGCGGGTTCTGGTACACCGAAAATCATTACCAGTCCCGCATCAGGCAAGCAAGAAGTAATGGTTGGAATTCCTATTTTTATGTAGCTATGCATGGTTGTAAGTTTGCTATTCAGGGGTTTACTCTGATGGCTGTTACATTCGTTAGTTTGCTAGTTATAAGCTCAGTTATCAATGTTTTTGGCTATTTTTGGCCTAAGTTACATGTGGACTTTTATTCATGGCTCACAGACGTAAAGATAATGTCTTACCCATTGTTCTTTGTGTTGTCTATGCTGCTTGCGGTGTTTATTGCTTATGACCAAGGTAACAATGCGCGAAGAGCAATAGAAAACGAAGAGATTCGTCAATCTGCATATCGCGAGATGGCAGCTCAAGATGGAATTGAGTCACTGTTAGTTCAGGCTATAGATGAAGGTAAGCTCATCTTTGTTACGCTAAAATCCAGAAAAGTTTACATTGGTTACGTAGCTGCTCCTCGGATGGAGCATCAGGAAACTCAGCATCTGGCTCTCATACCATACATTAGTGGTTATCGTGATAAAGATACGCTCAGATACCATGAGCAGCATCGTTACTATGAACTTTACCTTAGCAAAAATATTACAGCAGACTCAACTCCACTGAACTTAAATCATTTTAGGCATGTAATCCCAATGGATCAGGTTGAGAGTATTTCAATATTTGATACTGAAACTTATAAATCTTTCGAAGATTTTTCTACGCCTGACCAGACCAAAGTCACTGCATGACTATGCCGCATGAATATGCATGATCGTTTGAGGATCGTTTTTGCTGAGGCCCGCCAGTTCTGGTGGGCTTTTGCTTATGTCATGCACCTGCATGAAAATCGCTACAAAAAGCGGGCAGGCGTGGCGGGGATACGAGCGCGCGTAACAGGTAGTAAAAGTAATACACCTCTCTGTCGGGAAGATTGATTTGAAGTTTTCGAGTCCATGTTGCAATATATTGTTACATTCAAATGATGCTCATTTCAGAGCCTTAACTCCATGTTAAGCCACTGAACCAACATATGTAAGCACTGTTACCTTCAAAGGATAAATAATGAAAACTACCTACAGCTATGACTTTCAATACCTGTGTAAAGGGGACATGCGACCTCTTGACGATGGAGATATTGTAGGATGTTCTTCTGAAGACAATACGCTTCTGATGCTTCCGAATGTGGGGGATTATGTCGACATTACCAATAAGGAAGGCCGTGAGTCGTTTGGTGGGAAAGTAAAAACAAGGCTATTCAGATATACTCGTGAGAGTGAAGACCATGTTATTTGCAACATCAATATTGTTGTTGAAGAGGTTGAAGACTCTGTGTGGGCTACACTTGTTAAAGAGTAAACAAAGTGCCTGCGGTAGCAGGCATTTTTTGAGCTTAATTTAGGTTTAATTTATAAGATTCGAAGCGAATTATTTCTTCGTCCAACCAATTGTTTAGCTCCTGCAGTCGCTTTTGCAATGGCATTAGCTCGTTTCGTACAAAGACGCAACTGGCCTTTTCCACATCCCCAAATCCGCCAACATTGTTGGGCATGATCCCCATCATCTGCGGCGGCACGCGGTGTGCTGCCATCATGTCATCGCGGCTCACGTTCTTGATATTCAGAAACTCATCTTTAGCCGCCACCTCTGATAATGGGATGATCTGAATCCCGTCCTTTTTCCCGTTGGGTGAGTACATAAACAGGTTGCGGAAGTTACCCGGCCCTTTGGCACTTTTCATCGCCTGGCGGATGTTGTTCACGTCCTCCTGATTTTGTGCGGCGTCGGTCATGTACATGATGAAGCCCGCGTGGCTGCCGTTGATGTAATACTTGCGGCGGAACAGCGTAGCGGACTCGTTTAGCAGGGCGGAGGGAATGGCTGACAGATATTCCGGCAAGCCGTAAATCTCCTGGTTTAAATCCGGCTCCATCAGGTGAAAGATGCTGCCTTTAGTGAATTCGTAGGGCTGCGTGGTCATGCCGTACTGCACAAACCAGTAAGTATCAAGATCCACGCCGCGGCGGGTATATTTCGCCAGCGACGGTTCCAGCGACAGAATACCTCCAAGGCGGTTGGTGCGCTTCTCCAGATAGGCGTTACCGAACACCAGATAGTCCTGCACAAAGCGGCTGAACGCCTGCTGGCTCAGCAGCGGATGTGGGATAAAGGTGCTGGTCAGGATGTTACGTTTGACGGCAATCGGCGAGCTGTGATGCACGGCGGCACGATAGGTCCGTGCCAGTCCGTCAAAACTCACCGGAGGTTCATACCATCTGTCCATCTGTACGCATTCCACATAGTCCAGCAGTTCGCGGCGGTCCAGTACCGGGATCGGATCGCCAAAGCTGAACGCTTCGGCGTGAGTTGTATTCTTCTGCTGTTCGGCCTCCTGCACTGGCGCGGTGTTGCTCAGAGCGTCGTATTCACTCATCAAAAAATCTCCACAATATTGCTGGTATTGGCGGATTCGCCCTGCAGCGGTTCGTTAAATAGTGCGTGCATTGTTGCCCAGGCCAGATCGGCGTGGCTGGCTTCTTCGCTGCGGGTGGCTTCATAGGTCGGGCGGTTGCCGCTGGCGGTGGTGGCGCGACGGATTGCCATAAATGATTGCGCAATGTCGGTATGCCCGGCGTCAAACTCCAGACGGCGGTGGCTGATAATGTCGTAGGCCTTGAGTACCAGGGCGTTTTTAACGTTGGGGTTGTAGACAAACTCCCGCACGGCAGGAAAGAACGCTTTCACGTTCTCGTAGACACCGTGACCGACGCCGGTCGAGTCGATGCCGATATAGGTCACGTTGTACTGCTGCGTTAGTTTTTTAATGGCGTCAGCCTGGGCGCGGAAGTCCATCCCGCGCCACTGGTGTCGCTCCAGAATGCGGAACTTGCCGCCCGGCACGGTTGGCGGTGCCACCACCACGCACCCGGCGCTGTCACCGTTCTGCGTGCCTTTCGCCGGGTCGTATCCGATCCAGACTTCGCGCCAGCCAAACGGGCGCAGCGCCAGCGCCTGAAAATCGGTCCAGATTTCCCAACTGTCCCCCATGCACGCCTGCAGTTCGCTGAGCGGGAATACTGACGCCAGATCGTCAATAAATTCGCACATCAGCAGGTTCTGGTATTCGTCCGGGCTGTACTCCATGCGCAACTGGTCGAGGTCGAACAGGTTACAGCCGCCGCGCACTGCATCCTCCACGGTGACGATCTGGCGGTACTGCCCGTCAGGGCAGAGCAGGCCACGCGCAAGATTGCTGTGGGTCAGGTCAATATCCACCTTGTCCGCTTTGGCGCGGCCCCGGTTAAACAGCGCACCGGACCAGAACGGATAGGCACTATGGGTCAGGCTGGACGGCGTGGAAAAGTAGGTTTGTCGCCATTTCTTGTGAATGGCCATACCGGAGGCAACTTTGCGCAGCTCCTGGAATTTCGGTATCCAGAAATATTCATCCAGATACAGGTTGCCGTGGTAGCTCTGCGCCGTACGGGCGTTGGTGCCGAGAAAGTACAATGCTGCGCCATTAGGTAGCACCATAGGATCGCCTTTCAGCTCCACCTCAACTTCTTTGGCAAAGTCGATGATGTACTGCTTAAATACGTGCGCCTGTGCCTTACTGGCAGAAAGGAAAATCTGGTTGCGTCCGGTCAGCAGGGCGTCAATCAATGCTTCACGGGCAAAATAAAACGTGGCGCCAATCTGGCGCGACTTGAGCAGATTACGGATGCGGTTTGTTTTTCCTGCTTCAAACCAGTGACGCTGATAGTCGAACATTGAGGCGTGGAAGACTTCTTCCAGCTTTTCGATCTGTTCGTCGGAGAAAACGTTCTTTTCCGGCTGCCTGCGCGGACCTTTGTTACGGTTGGCTACTTTCGGGTTTAAATCAGCTTCGTTCCCGCCGTCGTTAAATTTGCCGATCCGGGCGTGGCGCTCTGACTGGCGCGCCAGCAGGTCAATTTCCTTGAAGTCTTTCCCTTCTTTCTGCTCCTTCATGATGAGCTGGCAGTAACGTGCGGCGGTGGTGAGCTGCATCTGATCCAGCGGCCCATAGTCGCCCCACTTGTCGCGTTTTTTCCAGCTGTGAACGGTTGCAACTTTTTCGCCCAGCATTTCAGCAATGCGGGCTACGCGGTATCCCTGAAAGTACAGCAGCATGGCCTGCCGACGGGGATCGAGGTCTGCGGGGGTCAGTGTCGTGTTCATGGCCCAAACATACGGCCTTGTATGGCGGCTTTCCCCGGCTGCGTTTTGTGTGGTTTACCGTACAAATACAGCGCGTTGTCTCACTCCCCTCATCACCGCAAACATAAGGCTCCAGTAAGTTATTTCTAACGGAGCATGGCTCATGACAGTGAAAGCAAAGCGTTTCCGTATCGGGGTGGAAGGTGCCACCACTGACGGGCGCGAGATCCAGCGTGAATGGCTGGTACAGATGGCTGCCAGCTACAACCCGACGGTCTATACCGCGCTGATTAACCTTGAGCACATCAAGTCTTATTCCCCGGACAGTGCCTTCAATCGTTACGGCAAAGTGACTGCGCTGGTTGCAGAAGAAATCCAGGACGGTCCGCTGGCGGGCAAGATGGCACTTTACGCCGATGTTGAACCGACGGACTCCCTGGTGGCACTGGTGAAAAAAGGCCAGAAGCTGTTTACCTCCATGGAGGTCAGCCCGAAGTTTGCTGACACCGGTAAAGCCTATCTTGTGGGGCTGGCGGCAACAGATGATCCGGCAAGTCTCGGCACCGAAATGCTGGCATTCAGCGCCAGTGCCGCACATAACCCGCTGGCAAACCGTAAGCAGAATCCTGAAAACCTTTTTACCGCTGCCGAAGAAACGCAGATCGAACTGGAAGAAGGCCAAGACGAAAAGCCGTCCCTCTTTGCCCGCGTCACCGCGCTGTTCACCAAAAAAGAACAGACCGACGATGCGCGCTTCTCTGATGTGCATAAAGCCGTAGAGCTGGTCGCTACTGAGCAGCAGCTCCTGAGCGAGCGCACTGACAAATCCCTGTCCGAACAGGACCAGCGCCTTTCTGAACTGGAGTCCTCCCTGCAGGAACAGCAGACCGCCTTTGCCGAGTTACAGCAGCAGCTGAGCCGTGAAGACAGCCGCAAGGATTACCGCCAGCGCACGCCGGGCGGTGACGCACCGGCAGGCACCCTGACCAATTGCTGATGGAGCATAAAACCCGATGAAAAAGAAAACCCGCTTTGCCTTTAACGCTTACCTGCAGCAACTGGCGCGCCTGAATGGTGTGGAGGTTGAAGAACTCTCCAGCAAGTTCACCGTTGAGCCATCCGTGCAGCAGACGCTGGAAGACCAGATCCAGCAGTCCGCCGCTTTCCTGACGCTGATTAACATCACGCCGGTCACTGAGCAGTCAGGACAGTTGCTGGGGCTGGGTGTTGGCAGCACCATTGCCGGAACCACCGATACCACCACCAAAGAGCGAGAGCCTACCGATCCGACGCTGATGGAAGACGTGGAATACAAATGCGAGCAGACCAACTTTGATACGGTGCTGACCTACGCAAAACTGGACCTGTGGGCGAAATTCCAGGACTTCCAGGTGCGTATCCGCAACGCCATCGTCAAGCGTCAGGCGCTGGACCGCATCATGATCGGCTTTAACGGCGTGAAGCGCGCCAAAACCTCCAGTCGTGCTGAAAACCCGCTACTGCAGGACGTCAATAAAGGCTGGCTGCAAAAAATCCGCGAAGACGCGCCGGATCATGTTATGGGCAGCAAAACCGCCGAAGATGGCACCACTACTGCAGAGCCGGTAAAAGTTGGTCCGGGTGGCCGGTACGTAAATCTGGATGCGGTGGTGATGGATGCCGTTAACGAGCTGATCGATGTGGAGTATCAGGATGATGACGAGCTGGTTGTTGTCTGTGGTCGTGAACTGCTGGCTGACAAGTATTTCCCGCTGGTTAACAAAGAGCAGGACAACAGCGAAAAAATCTCTGCCGATCTGATTATCAGCCAGAAACGCATGGGTGGCCTGCAGGCCGTGCGTGCGCCTTTCTTCCCGGCAAATGCGCTGCTGATCACCCGTCTGGATAACCTGTCCATCTACTGGCAGGAAGACCCCCGCCGCCGTTCTGTCATCGACAACCCGAAACGTGACCGGATTGAAAACTTTGAATCCGTCAACGAGGCGTATGTGGTCGAGGACTACCGCTGCGCGGCATTGGTGGAAAACATCGAAATCGGTGATTTCAGCGCGCCTGCCGCACCGGAAAGTGGGGAATAACGCATGAGCCTGAGTCCCGCACGGCAGCACCGCCTGCGCATTCAGGCTGAACAGGCCGCCCGTGAGGGCGGCAGTGTTCGCCATGCGTCGGGTTATGACCTGATGCTGCTGCAACTGGCAGAAGATCGCCGCAGGCTTAAAGGCATCCAGTCCACGGTGAAAAAGGCGGAAATCAAGGTGGAGCTGCTGCCGAAATATTCTGCCTGGGCAGAGGGCGTGCTGGCTGCCGGAGGCGCGCAGCAGGATGACGTGCTGATGTACGTGATGCTGTGGCGTATCGACGCCGGTGATTATGCCGGTGCGCTGGAAATTGGGCGTCATGCGCTGCGCCATGGCTGGGTGATGCCGCTGGGCAACCGTAACGTGCAGACCGTGCTGGCAGAAGAAATGGCAGACGCGGCGCAAAGCGCTCTGCTTGCTGCTGCCGGTTTTGATGCCGATCTGCTTCTGCAGACGCTGGACCTGACAACCGATCTGGATATGCCGGACCAGTCGCGGGCGCGCCTGCATAAAGCCATCGGCGCTGTACTGAGCGAAAGCAACCCGGCGTCTGCCCTGAATCACCTTAACCATGCGCTGCAGCTTGATCCCCGCTGCGGTGTGAAAAAAGAAAAGCAGCAGCTGGAGCGCAGACTGCGCAATGACAGCCGCTAAAGAACGTGCCCCGCGCACGGGCGGCACGGGATGGCGAAAGGCACTGCCATATCAAAATTCCGTCCACCGCCCACTTATTCAGGAGAAAGCCGCATGAAGTTTGTTGCGCCCGAACAGGCACCGGAACAGGCGGAGGTCATCAAAAATACGCCGTTCTGGCCTGATGTGGACCTGTCGGAATTTCGCAGTGTGATGCGAACTGACGGCACGGTGACGCAGCCGCGTTTAAAGCAGGTTGTGCTGACGGCTATTTCTGAGGTTAACGCTGAGCTGTACGACTTCCGCAACCGCCAGCAGTTGCTGGGCTACCGGGAACTGGCTGAGGTTCCGGCGGACATGCTGGACGGTAAAAGCGAGCGTATCCGGCACTACCATAACGCCGTTTTTTGCTGGACGCGTGCCGTACTCAATGAGCGTTATCAGGACTATGACGCCACGGCGTCAGGTGTGAAACGGGGGGAGGAGCTGGCGGAGGCCAGCGGTGATCTGTGGCGTGATGCCCGCTGGGCCATCAGCCGGGTGCAGGATGCGCCGCACTGTACGGTGGAGCTTATCTGATGAAAGTGCGTGCGCATCAGTATGACACAGTGGACGCGCTTTGCTGGCGTCATTACGGGCGCACGCAGGGGGTCACTGAGCAGGTTCTGAAGGCAAATCCGGGGCTGGCAGAGTACGGCCCATTTTTACCGCACGGGCTGCAGGTGGAACTGCCGGACATTACGGCGTCAACCACGGCGCAGACCGTCCAGCTATGGGACTGAATTATGACGCTTGAACGAATCAGCGCCTTTATTACTTACTGCATCGCCGTGCTGCTGGCATGGTTGGGCGATCTGTCGCTCAAGGATGCATCAACGGTTGGCGGCGTGCTGATTGGTGTGCTGATGCTGGCTATCAACTGGTACTACAAACACCAGTCTTTCAGGTTGCTGCGCGATGGCAAAATTTCACGGGGGGAATATGAATCCTTCAATCGTTAAGCGCTGCCTTGTCGGGGCTGTGCTGGCTGTCGCCGCCACGCTGCCCGGTTTCCAGTCGCTCAAAACCTCCGTTGAAGGGCTGAAACTGATTGCCGATTACGAGGGATGTCGTTTGCAGCCGTATCAGTGCAGCGCAGGTGTCTGGACTGACGGGATCGGAAATACATCCGGGGTGGTGCCGGGGAAAACTATCACGGAACGGCAGGCGGCGCAGGGGTTAATAAACAATGTGTTGCTGACTGAAAAAAGGCTGGATGCCTGCCTGACGGTTAAGCCCCCGCAACATGTCTACGATGCGCTGGTGAGTATTGGTTTCAATGTGGGGACCGGCGCGATCTGCAGGTCAACCATGGTGTCATATATCAATCGTCAGCAGTGGTGGCAGGCATGTAACCAGCTACCGCGCTGGATTTACGTTAACGGTGTGAAAAATAAAGGTCTGGAGAACCGCCGCGCGCGGGAAATGGCCTGGTGCTTAAAAGGAGCGTCCTGAAATGAAATGGTTAAAAAGTTACTGGCTGCCGCTTTCGGTTCTGGCGCTTCTTGTGATGGTTGATGTGATTTTTCCTGCCACCCATGCGCTTTTCCCGCTGGCGCTGATCATGTGGTTTGAGTTTGCCTCGTTTTCTCTGGTCTGCTTTACCGGGCTTTATTCCTGCACTCTGACAGGTAATGACCGGCTAAAGGTCAGATTCCTGCTGGGCAGGGTATTAAGTGTGATGGACGCAATTACTCTCCCTTGGTATCTGCGCCTGGCTGTTGCCTTTGTGATGTTGCTTGCCGGGTGGAAACTGACGGGGCTGGTTTATGTATCTACCGTTGCCATTGGCTTAGCAATCAAGGATGAATTAAAGGCATTGCGGGAATGAATCGCGCACTGGTGTTAGGGCTGGCGCTGGTTCTTGTTGCGCTGGGCTGGCAGTCGTGGCGGCTTAACAATGCCAGTCACACCATTGAGACGCAGGGCACGGCGCTGAAAAGCAAAACGCAGGAACTGGCAAAGAAAAACAGTCAGTTGATCGGCCTGTCCATTCTGACCGAAACCAACAGCCGGGAACAGGCGCGGCTTTATGCGGCAGCGGAACAGACCACCGCACTGCTGCGCAGCCGCCAGCACCGGATAGAGGAACTGAAACGTGAAAATGAGGATTTGCGCAGCTGGGCTGATACTCCTTTGCCTGCTGACATTATCCGGCTGCGGGAGCGTCCGGCCCTCGCCGGAGGTGCAGCTTACCGTGAGTGGCTGTCCCAGAGTGACGCAGTGCCGTCTGGAAAGGTCAGCGCCGCGCAGTAACGGCGATCTGAACGCGGTGCTGGATGAAACCGAGGCCGCCTGGGCGGTCTGTGCTGACAAAGTGGACACGATTATTGCGTGTCAGGAGCGAGACAGTGAACAAACCGCAGTCCTTACGCAGCGCCCTGAATAAAACGGTTGCTTATGTCCGTGACAACCCGGACAAGCTGCACCTTTTCGTTGATAACGGCTCACTGGTGGCAACCGGTGCCAGCTCCATGTCATGGGAATACCGCTACACCCTGAACGTGGTGATCGAGGATTTCAGCGGCGACCAGAATCTACTGATGGCTCCTGTGCTGCTGTGGCTAAGTGACAACCAGCCGGATGCTATCAATAACCCGGAGCTGCGCGAAAAACTGTTCACCTTTGAAGTGGATATTCTGCGCAACGATGTGTGCGATATCAGCCTGAACCTGCAACTGACGGAGCGCGTACTGGTCAGCACTAACGGTAGCGTGTCAAGCGTTGAAGCAGTGCCGGAGCCGGACGAACCCGAAGAAATGTGGACGGTGAAACGTGGATGAACTGCAGAGGGTGGATGACTGGCTGACGGCGCTGCTTGCGAATCTGGAACCGGCAGCCCGCAAACGTATGATGCGACAGCTGGCGCAACAGCTGCGCCGGACGCAGCAGCAAAACATCAGGCTGCAGCGTAATCCTGATGGCAGCGGCTATGAGCCGCGCCGGGTGACAGCCCGCAGCAAGAAGGGACGCATCAAACGCCAGATGTTTGCAAAGCTTCGCACAACAAAATACCTGAAAACTGCAGCCAGTGCTGACTCTGCCAGCGTGCAGTTTGAGGGCAAGGTGCAGCGTATTGCCCGTGTTCACCACTACGGCCTGCGTGACCGCGTCAGCCGTAAAGGCCCGGAGGTCCGCTATGCTGAGCGCCGCCTGCTGGGCGTGAATGATGAGGTGGAAACCATTACCCGCGAAACGCTATTGCACTGGTTATCGGAGTCATAGCTTCAAACAAGGCATTGACGGATAGCCTCATCAATAGGCAATTTGTTAAAGGTCCACTCTGACTGATCGAAGCCACATACATAAATCTTACAAAGAGGCAGTATAGCGTTTATTTCATCACGCTTTTGAATTAAATAATTTTTATTAAATGAGTTTCTAAACCCTAAATACAATTCCTTAATACTTGATTTTTCTATCTCTTGGATTTCTGTTTTACGTCTATGTACATTTCTTACAACTCTAACTTCTTCCTCATAAGACCAGTAAGCTGGTTTATACAGGAATGTTCTTTGTAGTGCCTCAAGTATATCTGGGTTATATATGTGTTGAAGGCCTTCATAGAAAAATGAATTAGTAGAGTTTATGAAGGGCGATTTTGGTTTTGTTGAAGCATAAATGACGCTTCCAAACTTCGCAGGAATGACATTAGAACCATTTTCATTTAACCCTGCTGCGTCTGCATCAATTCCAAAAACAAATCCTGCATGGGAGCCGTTTCCTATGTCGAGAGAAATACCTCTTGTTCCTTCTAATTTTTCGCCCCTAGCATAATGTGCCCACATCAGAGGGTTTAAAGGGTTACGGGTAAGTGAAAGAATACCGTAGGACATAGAGGCTGCAACAAACCTCATAGCTTGTTCTGCATCTTCGGATTCAGAATCGTAATGCAAGCTCGTTAGCTCGAAGGGATCATTTAGGGACGATGCCTTTGAAAATTTCAAGGTCGAAGTGTTCAGTATTATTTCCGCTGTTTTCGAATCCACATATTTATATAAAATCATATTTAAATAACTCAAGTTGTTAGTGCTTTTAAATTTAATAAAATAACAAATAGTATTGATGCTTCATTGTAAGAGACTCCATACAAAGACGATAGGTTTTTTGATTTGTTTTGTTGATGCACTCTCACGGAATGAATGCACAACTGACCGAAATCATGCGCCTTATCACCAACCTGATCCGCACCGGCACCGTGACCGAAGTGGACCGGGACGGCTGGCTGTGCCGGGTGAAAACGGGCGAGCTTGAAACCAACTGGATTAGCTGGCTGACATATCGGGCTGGAAAGTCTCGCACCTGGTGGTGTCCGTCACCAGGGGAGCAGGTGGTGCTGTTCAGCCTGGGCGGAAATATGGAAACGGCTTTTGCGCTTCCCGCTATTTACTCCAATGAGTTCCCGCCGCCGTCAGATTCTGAAAGCGCTGACGTGACCGAATATGAAGATGGTGGCTGGTTTGAATATGAACCCGCCACCGGACGATGGTATGTCAGGGGCATCAAATCTATGGTGATCGAGGCAGCAGACAGCGTCACCTACAAAACCCGTGAGTTTGTGGTGGAAGCTGACAGAACGCGTATTAACAGTGACATGGTTATCAATGGCAGCGTCACCCAGGGCGGCGGCGCAATGAGTTCTAACGGGATCGTGGTTGATGACCATGAGCATACTGGTGTTCTGAAAGGCGGCGACAACACGGGAGGTCCGGTATGACGTTGTATATCGGTATGAGCAGGAATGACGGGCAGGCCATTGCAGATACAGAACATCTGCGCCAGTCGGTGCGGGATATTCTGCTGACTCCGCAGGGTAGCCGTCTTGCCCGTCGGGAATATGGCTCCCTGCTGTCTGCCCTGATTGACCAGCCACAGAACCCGGCGCTGCGCCTGCAGATTATGGCTGCGGTCTATGTGGCGCTGAACCGCTGGGAGCCGCGCCTTACGCTGGACTCCATCACCATCAGCGGCAATTTTGACGGATCTATGGTGGTTGAGCTTATCGGACACAGCAATAACGGCGCGCCAGTTTCCCTTTCCGTATCAACAGGAGCAGACAATGGCAGTCATTGATCTTTCCCAACTACCGCCGCCGCAGATTGTGGATGTGCCGGACTTTGAGGCATTGCTGGCAGAACGCAAGGCCGCCTTTGTGGCCCTCCATCCGGCTGATGGACAGGAGGCCGTTATGCGTACGTTAGCGCTGGAGTCAGAACCTGTCACCAAACTGCTGCAGGAAAATACTTACCGCGAAATTCTGCTGCGTCAGCGAATTAATGAGGCTGCGCAGGCGGTCATGGTGGCCTATTCCATGGGGAATGACCTTGAACAACTGGCAGGTAACTGCAACGTGAAGCGCCTGACGGTAGTCCCTGCCGATAATGACGCGGTGCCGCCGGTCGCCGCAGTGATGGAAAGTGATGAAGCATTACGCCAGCGTATTCCTGCAGCATTTGAGGGGCTGTCCGTTGCAGGGCCGACGGGAGCCTATGAGTTCCACGCCAGAAGCGCCGACGGGCGCGTGGCTGATGCCAGCGCAACCAGTCCTGCACCGGCAGAGGTGGTGCTTACCGTACTGAGTCGCGAGGGTGACGGTACAGCAGGGGCTGACCTGCTGGCAGTGGTTGAGCAGGCGCTTAATAGTGAAAAGGTTCGCCCGGTGGCAGACCGCCTGACGGTGCGCAGCGCTGAAATTATTCCGTACAGCGTGGATGCGACGATCTTCCTTTATCCGGGGCCGGAGGCTGAGCCTGTGATGGCAGAAGCAAAAGCCAGCCTGCAGAAATACATCGCCAGTCAGACGCGGCTGGGACGTGATATCCGCCGCAGCGCCATTTATGCCGCGTTGCATGTGGAGGGCGTCCAGCGTGTGGAACTGGCGTCCCCGCTGGAGGATGTGGTGCTGGATAAGACGCAGGCGGCGTCCTGTACAGAGTGGAGCGTCACCAACGGGGGCACAGATGAATAGTCTGTTGCCGCCGGGTTCGTCGCCGCTTGAGCGCAGACTGGCGCAGACCTGCAGCGGGATTTCCGATCTGCAGGTATCGCTGCGTGATTTGTGGAACCCGGCAACCTGCCCGATCAGATTCCTGCCTTATCTGGCCTGGGCGTTTTCTGTTGACCGCTGGGATGAGAGCTGGACAGAAAGCGTCAAGCGCCGCGTTGTGCAGGACGCTTTTTATATCCATCAGCACAAGGGGACAACCAGCGCCGTGCGGCGCGTGGTGGAGCCGTTCGGCTTCCTGATCCGCATCATTGAGTGGTGGCAGACCGGTGAAACGCCGGGGACGTTCCGTCTGGATATTGGCGTGCAGGACCAGGGGATAACAGAAGAAACCTATCTGGAGCTGGAGCGCCTGATCGGTGATGCCAAACCATGCAGCCGTCATCTGGTTGGTATGTCCATCAACCTGCAGACTGGCGGCCCGTATTTTGTGGGGGCAGCCACCTACACCGGCGAAGAAATCACGATCTACCCGTATATCAACGAAACCATTATTTCCGGCGGCACCGCTTATGAGGGCGGGGCGGTCCATGTTATTGACACGATGAGAGTGAACCCATGAGCGCAAAATTTTACACCCTGCTGACGGATATCGGCGCGGCGAAACTGGCAAGCGCCACCGCGCTCGGTGTACCGTTGAAAATTACCCATATGGCGGTGGGTAGCGGTGGCGGTGTGCTGCCCACACCCAACGCGCAACAGACCGCGTTAGTTGCTGAGGAGCGCCGCGCAGCGCTGAATATGCTGTATATCGACCCGCAGAACAGCAGCCAGATTATTGCAGAGCAGGTGATCCCGGAAAATGAGGGTGGGTGGTGGATTCGTGAAGTCGGCCTGTTTGATGAAACCGGCGCGCTGATTGCTGTGGGAAACTGCCCGGAGAGCTACAAGCCGAAGCTGGCGGAGGGCAGCGGACGCACGCAGACCGTGCGTATGGTACTGATTACCAGCAGCACCGATAACATCACCCTGAAAATTGACCCTGCAGTGGTTCTGGCAACCCGCAAATATGTGGATGACAAGGTGCTGGAGCTTAAGGTGTATGTGGATGACCTGATGGCAAAGCACCTTGCTGCTGTTGATCCTCATTCGCAGTATGCACCAAAAGACAGTCCGACTCTGACAGGCATGCCTAAAACGCCAACACCTCCGGCAGGAAACAACAGCACCCTGATTGCCAGCACCGCCTTTGTACAGGCTGCTATTCTTGCCCTGATTGGTGGTGCACCGGCAACGCTGGATACGCTGAAAGAAATTGCAGCAGCTATCAATAATGATCCGAATTTCAGTACCACCATTAACAATGCGCTGGCACTGAAAGCACCGCTGGCAAGTCCGGCCCTGACCGGAACGCCAACGGCTCCCACTGCTGTTCAGTCAACGAATAATACGCAGATTGCCACTACCGCGTTTGTGAAATCTGCTGTTGCGGGGCTGGTTGGTTCGTCGCCGGAGGCGCTGGACACACTGAATGAACTGGCGGCTGCGCTGGGGAATGATCCTAACTTTGCGACAACAGTGATGAACGCGCTGGCGGGTAAACAGCCACTTGATGCCACGCTGACGAATCTAAGCGGGAAAAGTGTTTCGGCCCTTCTACAATACCTTCAATTGGGAGAAGCGGCGAAACGGGATGTTGGCTCAGGTGCAAGCCAAATCCCTGATATGAGTAGTTTTCAGTCTGGTGGCGGGTGGTTTAAGTTGCCGAGTGGATATGTTATTCAGGCTTTCGAGGCATCTTTTGATTCTAACGGGCTATATATCAATTTCCCTATACCATTTCCGAGTAGCGTTATTGCTATTGTGCCAGGCGTTTTAATGTCCACAACTGCATCACCATCACTACAATTTCCATCGATACAACGTGACGTAAATGACCTGACCCGATTTTTTGCTAAATACAATATGGGTGGAATGAATTCTTCATATTTTATTGCCATAGGAAAATAACCATGTATTTATTTTCGCCAAGCACATTGGGTTTTTACCCCATCGAGATGAAAGAAGAATACCTTACCAATGGTTCATTACCATCTGATGTTATAGAGGTTTCTGATAGCGTCAGAAATGAATATAACTTTGCACCGCCTGAAGGCAAACAGCTAAGTTCCAGCCAAAATATGCCAGTCTGGATTGATATTCCACCGGCGACACGTGAAGAGTTGATTGCTGCTGCCGAACAAGAACGCCAGAAACTACTGGCCCATGCTGACGCTGTTATGCTGGACTGGCGAACAGAACTGATGCTCGGTGAAATCAGCGACGCCAACAGAGCTAAGCTGTCGGCGTGGCTGGCCTATAAAAATGGAGTTAAGTCGGCTGATGTGACAACCGACCCTGAGCATGTTAACTGGCCTGTTCCCCCGGAGGCGTAGGCCATTCGATATCCGTAGCACTGGAGGTGTCTACCGCTTCCAGTGCATCCAGATAATCCAGCCACAGATTGTATTGAGTTAGCCCTTCTCCTTTCAGCCTGCCAATCGCTGCCTTACCGGGCCACTGCTTAACGTTCATGTAATCATTGGCTAAATCTATTCTTTTTTGTTTCTCCATATCAGCAGCGGCAATTAATTCTTCTCGTGTAGGCGGGGGAATATCACCCCATGATGGCATATTATTTAAAGTTATAAGTTGCTTACCTGTAGGTGGAGTGCCGGAAAACTCATAATAAGTGCTGTCACTAACGTTAATGGCATCATGCGGCCAGCAATTATTATCGACATAATCAGCACGCCATTCGATGGCATAAAAACGGGACTCTGATGGGCTGAATACAAAACGATTCATATTAATATCCTATAGCTAAAAACATGGCTTCTGAGGTGTTTGTATTTACAGCAATATTCATCATGACCTGAGCGGTGAAACCTGTATTGCTTACCCACTCGCATGAGTTGGCTATCTGAACCCATGTTAATTTGGTAGAAAAAACACCCCAGCAATTAACGGGGAACGGGACAGGGAAAGTCACTGGCACTGTATTTACTACGCCGACAGTAGTCTGATTTGCGAGCGTTCTGCGAAACACCTGAATCTTAAGTCCATCAGGGCCTGTAAATAACAAGTTATCGGTGTACTGACCGCTTGCCCTTAAACCAAGGTATTGTAGAAGGGCCGAAACACTTTTCCCGCTTAGATTCGTCAGCGTGGCATCAAGTGGCTGTTTACCCGCCAGCGCGTTCATCACTGTTGTCGCAAAGTTAGGATCATTCCCCAGCGCAGCCGCCAGTTCATTCAGTGTGTCCAGCGCCTCCGGCGACGAACCAACCAGCCCCGCAACAGCAGATTTCACAAACGCGGTAGTGGCAATCTGCGTATTATTCGTTGACTGAACAGCAGTGGGAGCCGTTGGCGTTCCGGTCAGGGCCGGACTTGCCAGCGGTGCTTTCAGTGCCAGCGCATTGTTAATGGTGGTACTGAAATTCGGATCATTATTGATAGCTGCTGCAATTTCTTTCAGCGTATCCAGCGTTGCCGGTGCACCACCAATCAGGGCAAGAATAGCAGCCTGTACAAAGGCGGTGCTGGCAATCAGGGTGCTGTTGTTTCCTGCCGGAGG